GGAGCGGTGCTGTAGGGATGATTTCCGAAGCAGTGCTTCCCCTTGTCCACTCTCATATCGAAGCCGACGAGAACGATCCGCCGGGCGCCGAACTGCGCCGCGAGGTTGATCGCATGAAACCCCGAATTCCCTCCGGACCCGACCGTTCCGACTTTGTCGAAGGTGAAGGCCCGATGCGCCTGGCGGATATTCACCTTCAGGAACGGCATCCCGCGCCACTTCTCGATCGTCCGTTCGTCATAAGCCATGCGAAGGCCCGCGAACGGGATCAGGCCGTTATGCGCTACCCACCAGTGATGATCGCAGGCGTAGACCGCGTCGGCCCAAGGGCAGAGATAGTCGAGCCGGGCCGCGTCCTTCACCGCCAGGAACTTCGCCTTCCCCCTCCCCGTCGAAACCGGCACGTCCTTGGCGCTTGGCCCGGTGGCAACGACAACGACGATCTCGCCGCTCCAGTCGGGCCACAGAACCTCGTCAGGCAAGCGTCGGATCGCGATAGTGGGTGAGGAGCGCCTTCACCGCCCTGGGAAGTTGGCTGTCTGCAAACTCGGTCGCCGGGTCGCCCTCGAAGAGTGCCGCCACCAGCAAAATCGTCGCGTTCCGCACATCGCCGGGCACGATCTCCTGCATCGCCTCGCCGGCGGTGTCGAGATAGGGCTCGACGTTGTCCTTCATGTAGGCCGCGACCGCAGCCGATGCGGCGAAGATGTGCAGGTCGAGAAGCGTGTCCTGGTCGGAATGATCGATCCGGAGCGCGCTCTTCACGTCATCCAGGGCGACGAGCTGCATCAGACCTTCACCTTCGGGTCCCGCAGCGGCTTCATCTCGCCGTCCTTGCCGTCGCGACCCTTCTTCACGCTGAGCTGCCAGCCCTTGCCGGTCCCCGGCTTCTCCGTCGTCTCCTCGTCCTGGGCGATCCAGGTGCAGCCGCCCCAAGTGACGCAGTTGCCGCGGCGATAGGTGACGCCGTCGACGTAGACGCCGCGATAATACGGCGCGTGCAACGGGAATTCCTTGACGATCTCGCCACGAGCGAAGCGCAGCCACAGGCCGTCTTCCCGCTCCTCGACAGTGAGGTCTTCGAAGCCGAGACCGTCGACACCATTCTTCGGCTTCGGAACGGCGTCGAAAAGCTCTTTGATCCGGCGCTCAATATCCGCCGGGTCGACATCCTTCCCGACGATAAGACCGAGATCCCGCGTCGAGCCATCGGTGAGGGTCAGAATGAAGTGCCCATCACGATCAATAAGCCCGCCACCAAGCCCAACGCCGTCCTTGCCCGGCTTTCGCTCAGGGATGGCCGCCACAGCCCGCTCTACGGTTTCCTGTACCACGGGGCGCAATTCCTCGACGGTGACGCTCTTGCCCGGCTGCGGGGCGGGGATGGCCTTGACGGCATCGGAGACTAGCGCGGCGATGTCCGGGAGAGCTTGGGGCTCAGGCAGGACGGGGATCGCCTCGCGGATGCCTTTCAACTCGGCAGCGACAAACCCGCGCAGGTCGACGAGGCCGCCAGATGAAGCATCGAAGGCCTCGCCCATGCGCTTTACATGCGCGTCCATCGCGTCGAGCCGGGCGACGACCGGCCCCATCTGCTGGTCGACATAGCTCTTGACGATGCTGACGACTTCCATGCCAAAGGCCTTGCCGTCGAAAGTCATCATCGGAATCCTTTGTAGAGCTCGATGAGGGCGGCAGCGGCCTGCTCTTGCATGTTGTCGTTCGCCACTGGCGCGGGAGCGGCGGCAGAAGCCTTACTGAATGGATCGTCGCGCGCATCGCGCTTGGCGAGCGCCGCCAGACTGTGATCCTGCTCCTGCATATAAACGGTGTTCCCACCGTCCACCGGCTTGAGCTCGAGCTTTCGACGCTGTTCGTTCGGCGTCATCTTGCCCTTGGCCTTCTCGAGCACTTCCATCTGCGTGACGCTGTCCATCCGCAGGAGGCCGTCGAGGTCGAATTCTGTGCCAATGCCCGTCGCCATCTCCAAGCCTTCGTCGAGGCAGAGCTCGGCTGCCTCGATAAACGACTGAAGACATTGAGAATAATACTCGACGTTTAAACTCTGGATATTATTGTACGTCGGCATCGTGCCCATGCCGATCTTGTAGGGCGGGACATGGAACGTCGAGCAGACGACCTCTGCGGTCCACTTCAACTGTTCGATGAGCTGCGATTCCTCGGCCGACATGGCAAGCTTCTCATATGTCAGCCCGTCGCCGACGACCGCGATCTTGCCCGCGTTCTCGCCCGAGAACTTTGTCTCCCACGCCGCCTTCAGGCGATCGGCTGTCTCATTGGAGATATGCCCCGGGGCCGTGAGGATGCCGCCCGGCTGGCTGCGGTTGCCGAAGAACGCCGCGGAATTGTTCTGGATGTTCACGCCCTGCGTCGCAGCAACGCCAGCCGCGTAGATCGGCGAGGTGCCGACCAGCGGGTGGAACAGGCAGTTCATCCGGTCGTGAATGATCTCGCGCGCCGGCACGGTGATCTCCCCGAGCCCTCCCGCCAGCGTGTCCGCGGCGAGCTGGTAGAAGACCGATCCGTCATCCGCGACGAGCGGGACAACCCGCGTCGGGTCCAGCACGTAGAGCCGCGTCACCACGCCGCGATTGTCGCGCGCCTTCAGGACGTAGGTATTGCCCCGAATGAGCTTCGACAGCACCCACGATTCCCAGAACTGGATGCGGTTCTGATAGGGATTCGGCCGGCGCAGGACCGGATCATAGGCCGGATTCTTGACCTCGCCCCAGATGCCATCCCCGTCCTGAGCGACGAGCTTCACGCGGAGCTTCGCGATGTCCGACGCGATCAGCGTCATGCAGGCATAGACCGCATGGAAGGAGAGGACCGTATTGCGGTCGACGACGAAGTTCGTCTGCCACGCGCCCGCGAAGCTCTCAAAGATGCGATACCAGCCGGCGCGGTTCTCCGAGACGGCGGAGAGCGCCTTCGTCCTGGCGAGCGTGAAGCCAAAAAGACGCATAGCGACCCTTTCAAAAGGGAGGTTGAATAGCCGTATCGCGTTCTGCTATTTGAAGGGGTGGCTAATAAAGAGCGATGCCGATGAACAAGCCCAAAAGAACTCGAGAATGGGCGGACAATCAGCTCATGCGCGACATTGAACAGGCGCACGAATGGCATCGAAGTCGATTAGCGAAAGTTGAAGCGAACTCTCGCTTGCCACTTAGAGAAAGGCGCGAAGACGTACTTATTGAACGTCAGAATACGGCACTAGAGTTGCGCGACTCTGGCCTTACTTTCCGAGACATCGGAAGAAAGATGGGCCTGAGCGCGTCCTACGTATCCAATTTGTGCCAGCAGGCCAGATGGCGGGCGAACGAACATTCTCTCGATGACTAGCCCTCGGCCTTCAGGGCGCGGGTCTTGTATCGCCCCGTCTTGGCCGTTGCTTTAGGCTTGCTGCCTTTGTCCTTGGTCGTTTGAGCCTTCACAGGCTTGGCCTTCTTCGGCTTAGAAACGGGCTTTGCAGGGGCGGCCTTCGGCTCGGGCGCAGGATCCGGCGCTACGGGTTGCAATGGGGGCGCGGAACCGAGCTGGCGCGCGACAGGAGCCGGGATTTCCTCTGCTTCGGGCGCCGCTTGTGCGACCTCGTAGCCGAGACGGCCGAGGATGCGCGCGTAGCGAGGGTCTTTCGACTTCATCGCCCGCGTCATGTAGCTGCTTGTCTTCATCTGGAATTCTCCTTGAAAGAACCGACCGCAGGGGTTGGCGCCTGCGGTCGGCCTTTATCGGTCGCAGAGGGGAAGCAATGCGACCGAGTTCGGGTTAGCCCTGCGCCCAAGCGACGCCGGAGAGCAGCGCAACCGCGCTGTCCCTACGCCGAGCCCAGTTGATGGTGCGCTCCGCCCGGAAGCCGACGCTGTTCGTCTGCCACAGGGAGACCACCGACGTGCCCAAAGGCGAGTCGGAGTTCATGGTCGGAGCGTCGTCCATCTGCAGCGAGGCTTCGCGGCTCATGTCGACCGTCACCTGACCGTCGTCCGCCAGGTAGATGTCCTGTGCGTTGACGAGGGCCACATACGAACCGCCCGTGATGGTCGGCATATATTCCGAGACGATGACGGGAAGGCCGAAGAACGTGCCCCCCGACATGTTAATCCCCGGAAACTCCGGCTGACCGAGCGGGTTCTGCATGAGCGACATGGACAGTGCCATCGTCGCCGGCATGATCCAGACTCCCGAAGTCGGAGCATTGTTTGCGGCAATAAACTCCCCGAAGATCGCCTGGATATCCGCGCGAACAGCGTCGGCGTCCGTTCCACTCGATGCGATCGCCGAGATGCCGTTGGTGATCGAGGCGGGCGAGATGTTAGCCGATGCCGACTTCGCAGGATTGATGAAGTCCGTGTCGAGCCGTTCGCGGAGAGCCGCGGCCAGTTCGTCACGAAGGATCATCTCGGCCGACGGGCTGGAATCCCGAAGGACTTCCTCCGTCACCACCGCGATGTTCGCGACCTTCAGCGGCTCCAGCGTGGTCCGCTCGCCGGTGATCGAGGTCAGCGGCTTGGCTTTGCCCTCGCCGACCCAGTAGCCGGTTCCCTTGCCGGTCTGCGAAAGCAGCGCGGTGCGGAACGGCACTCGACGAAGCGAAGGAACGCCATTGGCTCCGAACCGGCCAAGGATCGTCTGCGGACGAAGATACTCTACGAAGTCCGCGAACACGGACGACTCGTCACCGACAAGAAACCCGGCCCATCCGTTGGTCGTGCCCGCCGCGACAGCCGCCTTGGAAACCACCCCGAAAACGGCCGAGTCCTCGCCGTAGAGGTTCTTGGCGATCACCCGCGGGCTTTCGCCGTCGAGGCGGGAGAGCGCCTTCACCTTGGCGAGACGGGCGAACCCGATACCAGGTGCCAGCTTCTGCACCGTCTTGACCTGCGCCGGAACGCGGGCCTCGGAGCCCGTCTTCTCGTCCTCGACGCCGCTCACAGGCTTGGCGGACTGCGCCTTCAGGGTCTCCACGAGGCGGAGGCGCTTCAGGTGGTCGTCGATGGACTTCAGGTCGCCCGTGAGACCGTCGGCCGCTTCCGCAGCGTCGGCATCCAGGGTTTCGCCCTCAGTCGTAGTCATGATGGTTTCGAGCTCGGCGGCCTTCGCGGCGCGCGTTGCCTCGAAAGCGGAGATCTGCTCCGCGATCGTCTTGGCCATTGGTTTCTCCTTTGGCGCTAGGGATTTAACGGTCTTGGTGGATTTTCCCGAAGCGCCGGGAGGGACAGGCCGATCGTCGTCCCGCGGCTCTTTGCCTGTCGCGGCAAGCAGCGGGTGGTCGATCGACTTGATTTCGGAAATGGTTGCCCCGGTGTTCGCCGGAATCGTGACGAGCGAGAGCTCCATTATTTCACTGGCGAGGTAGCGGATGCCGCCCTCGTCCATGAAAGCGTATTCGACTGCGCGGAACCCGATGGAGACGGCGCGGACCAGGCCGGCCTTGATCTCGCCCCACGCGGTGTCGACGCGATCCTTCAGCGGGCCCGGCTCGGCGATCTCCGGCAGCCGTGCTTCGAACGTGATTCCGTCCTTGGTCGGCTTGTCGAACTTCACCGTGCCGACCGGCCGAGTGCTGTCGTGTTGATGCAGGAGTGGGAGCGGGTTCTTGAACTTGACGCCCAAGGGTTCGACGATGTCGCCGAGCCGGTCTGGCAGGGGTGTCGTAGCCGTCCCGCGGATGATGCGCTTGTCTTCCTCGACGGCTTTCACCGTCAGGACCGAATAGGCTCTGTTCATATCGGAAGTCTCCCGGCGGCAGCGCCGCCTAGACGATCATCATCTGGTAAGAGGGTGCCGACGCCGGCTCCGGATTCCGGCTCATCAGCATCACCGCATTGAACGCTGCGATCAGCGGGTCGATCTTCGCCTTGCCGGCGGTCTGCTTGGTGATGAGCACGGCATTCCCCCGCTGTTCCGCTTTCGCGTTGCCGACGCACCACGCCATCATCGGAGAGCCGGCGTGCCAGAACGTCCCGTCCTTCAGCTTCCGCTCCATGCCCCAGACGGCGCCGGATAGGCGGTAGCCTTGGCTCACGCCCACGACCTGGTCGCCGCCGATACCGCGCGCTGAAAGCTCGTCGACCATCGCGGCCACGCCCTGCGGATCGAACCCCACCCCGGCTTTCTCCGGCAGGATCCCCGCGTCGCGGATCATCTCCACGATGTCGGCGACGTCGGTCACGTCCTGCGTCGGTGCATCGCAGAGGACGAGGTCGCCGGCCTGCTCGAAGTCGAGGAGCCGGTCCGCGATGTCCTTCCGAAGCCGGAGAACGTCGTCCTGCGCCCACGCACGGGTCCACAGGAGCCAGTCGCGCGTCGTCTTGCACCGTCCGATCACCGCGAGGCCGAGAAGGTCGTCCAGGCCGCCTCCGTCGATTCCGACGACCGCCACCTCCGACCGTTCGATCAGGCTCTCCAGCGTCAAACTTTCATCCGCCGCGGCGAGCCAGTAATCCGTGCCGCGCCAGCGATCCGAATGCAGCGCCAGGCCAATCTCGACGTTGAGATGCTGCGACGCCCAGCGCCGCTCTTCCTCGTCGCCCTTTTCCTTTGCCGTCCGGTAGTCCGAGATCAGCCGGTCGATCGTGATTGAGCGCCCGAGATTCGGCAGCACCATCGGCCAGTTCTTCGGATCCTGCCACGGCCGGTCCCGGTCGGTCTGCATCGCCTCGGGGAACTCGTAGAGGAGTGGCAGAAGCCTCCCCTCGGTAATCCGGCCGTCACGCACCCCGCGAGCGTACTGCAGCTCCGCCTTGAACGCTCCGGCCGGCGCCTCGTCCGATTGCGTGGTGATAATCACCAGGACCGCTTCCGGGTTCGGCAACATGCCGCCCCGTATCTGCCCGATAACCCGCGCGGCGCCGTTGATCGTCGCCATCAGGTGGAGCTCGTCGAGCAAGATGAACGAGGGCTTCGATCCAGTGACCACCTTCATATCGAAGGTCTTCACCTTCAGCCGAGCCTTGTTCCGGCGATCGGTGATCGTCTTGGTATGGTGCGCGATGTGGAATCGCTTCGTCAGGTATTCGTCGGCCTCGATCATGCCGACGGTCTGCTGGAACGCGAGGTCCGCGACCTCCTGCGTTGGGCCGATGTAGATGAATTCGGCCCTAGGGCGCTCGTTCATCAGAAGGCCGGTGAGCGTGATTGCCGCGCCGCCGGTGGTCTTCGAGTTCTTCTTCGGGACCATGACGAAGATTTCCGGAACCATCCGGGCCCCGTCGACCATCGAGCCGAAGATCGCGCGGACGATATCGCGCTGCCATTCCCCCGCCGCTTCCTTCATCGCCGGCCGGCCCGGAACATCTGGAAGCCGAAGCTTGTCGAAGATTGAAACCGCCCGGCGTGCCTCGCCCTTGTCCAGCGGTAGTTGAGGCATCAGCGACTTGCCTGCCCTCAGACGGGATTCCCATCCGGGACAAGCGAAGCTCCACTCATCCATCAGTGGACCAGCGTGCCCCAGTCGCTCGTCTCGTGCGCTGTCTGAGCCTCAGCTTGGGCGATCTCCTTCTTGCCGGGCTTCGGCACCGCGCGCTGCCTCGGCGCGGGTGGAAGTGCGTCCGCTTTCTCGAACAGCGTGATCAGCGCCTTCTGCGCCGATACGTTCCCGGCGATCGCGTTCTTCTCCAGCGCCTCGTAAACAGCCGCCCGACGCTTGGCGTAGCCCGAACTCAGTTCGTCGTCGAAATGCTTGCGCAGCGTCGGCTCGGAACAGCCGATGACACGGGAGATGTCGATCATCTCCATGCCCACCATGCGCAGACGGGCGACTTCCCGCCGTTGGGCACTCGTCGGCCGGAATTCTGGCCGCCCACCTTTGTTTCGCTCTGTCATGAAATTCCTACTCGGCAGAAAAAAACCTCTGCGTGAC